AAGCCGAGCAATGGGCCGCTACGCAAGCCAAGAAGACTTCTGACGGCATCAAGGCGTCCACACACTACAAGAACGGCAAGTGGGGACCAACTCGCAAGCCCGTTGACGACAAGATTCGCCAACTGATTGTTGACCCGGCTTACGAACGCAACGGCAAGCCGAACATTTCCAAGATTGCAGATGCCTGTGATGTGTCCAGGGACACGGTTCGACGCCGCATCCAAGAGATGTCGGAATAGGGGTGTTTATTTTGCCCGGCAAAACCTGCAAAATTACGCAAATTACGCAGACTGACTTCGTCCTGTTTTGCTGGCGAAAAGGTATGCTATTTCTACACAACCATCGGTGCGACATCCACACCGAGACTTGCGGCGGCCAACAACAATATCGGTCGTGCCAGTTTTGTAAGTGTCCTTAGCTCGACCACCACTTCTTCAACCGCACGCAAACGCGTATCAATGCGGTCAAGCCGAGCATCCTGCGCCTCGTCAACACCAGACATTACAACATCAATGTGTTTCCGTTGTTATCTTTCTGCACCGGCGGCATCTGCGCGCGTTCCTGTCCACTTGCCAGACCGGGGAAGTCACGAACAATGGTCTTGAACCAGTCGGGCGTGCCGTCACCAAGATTACCAAATGCAAACTCAGACCCCACCATGTTACGCGCATTCTCTACCCGAGTGCGAATAGCGTTGGTAGTTTCCATGGTTTCACCGCTCACATTACCCGTAATTTGGCCCAAAAACCAGTCACTTGTGGCCGTAGATGCCATAAATTCGGGTCGAATACCGCCAATTGACCACAAAGGCATGCCTCCAATGATTTCTGCTTCGTTGATGAGCACACCATTGCTGTTCAGCACGCGGTTACGGTTCTCATTGTATTCCCGCAGTATGCCGATTCCGTACTCGACGGCGTCCACTTCTCTGCTGTCCAACGCTGCGTAGAACGACATGTTCAACTCTTCTTCGGGCGTTTCTTGGTTATCATAGCCCACAAGAACTGTCAGATACAGGTATGGCGTGTAGAACGAAAAGGTCGGAGACGCACCCAAGAAGGTATTCGGGAAGGTTTCCACCGTTTGGTTCGTTCCAGCCGCGTACTTGCGCACCTTGAACAACACCAAGTCATCACCAGCCTGCGGCCCAAAGTCCGTAGCCGTGATGCCCGGCAACGTCACATCGCTCAACAACAATGGGTAGTTCGTCACATAGAACTCAAAGGCGGCATTGAATGAAGATGAAGTTATCGCACCAAAGAGGTTCCCATCGTCAAAGAAGTCCGCATGGTTGATGGTATGGCGCATGCCCGGTTGCAAGTTGATGCGCTTCTGCACCATCAACACACCGTTCTCACCCTCCAGCACAACATCGCCAGAGTTGATTGTTTCTCGCACTTCATGCACTACCATCACTTACCACCTCGCTTCTGCTTGTTGTACGCTGCGCGCGCAGCTTTGGTGCGCTTACGCAGGTATTCCTGACTGCTCTCGCTCTTGCGCTTTGCACGGTACGAGAACTTCTTGTTGAACACAATCCAGGGGTTCTTGCTCTTGCGCTTGCGCTTCGGTGCGGGTGCTTCTGCTTGCACCACCTCTTGCACATCCTCAACATTGCCGCCCGTAGGCATCAGCGTTTCACCTGCACGGATATACACCTGCAAGGCGGGCGTCCCACTCAACAGGTATGCTTGGTATGCAGGGATAGCAATCATGTCCAATGGGAACACGGTCGTTTGGTCACCCACAATCAATCCACCCACAGCGCCCACAGTCGCCCCCACAGGGCCACCGATAGCACCACCAATGGCGGCACCTTCCGCTGCGAGAATACTCTTCGCAATCGCTCGGTCAATTCGGTCGCTCATCGGTCAGACCCCCTTACTGGTCTTGACCTTGGACGAGGAGTTCCGTAAGTGCCTTCTGCGTAATGGTGATGGGTTCTGCAACAATCATCACATCGAGTTCAATGGTCTTGCTGGCAGCAATGCTCCAAGTATCAGCGGCAACGCCAACAAGCAAGTCAGTCACAACAGGGAAGCCATCGGGGTGCAAGTTCTCGGCAGGGTAAACATAGTGGTCAGCCCACATGTAGGTCGAGTTTGCAGCAGGTGCGGCAACATCTTGAGGACCAAGGTATGCGCTCCAAGTCTCGATGTGAAGCACATCAGGAGAAGCAATACCGACATCAGCGGCGTTCTCGTAAGCACGCGTCGTAGCGTAGATTTTCAACTGCGAGCGTTGAACCGCAGTAGTAGAAGCGTTGGTTCCAAAGCCTTGAGACAACAGGTAGTTACCCGTATTGCCTGCATCGCTGTCACGGAGCATGAAGTTGACTTCTTTAATCTTCAAACCCTTGCGGTCAAGGGTCGAAACAAAGTCGGACAGGTCAAATCGTCCGTAGACAGTCGTCTGGTTTCCACTCGCATCCAGCGTAAACTGCATGCGGTCTCTCATAATCAAATCACTTGCGCCTTTTGCCATAGTATTCACCGACCGGTATGGTCGTTCTTCCCATAGCGTAGGCACATAAGAAGGTTTGGTGGCGGAGAACTTATCGACACCGTTAAGTGTGGGGTAGGGGTGCGACCATCATGCCCGCACGCAAAACTGCCCGCCGCTACTACGCCAATGACCATACGCACAGCATTTCTCACCGAAGTGCTGACTTTGAAGACGGAAAAATGCGACTGCTCTGTCAAGAATGCCTGAAGTATTACGAATTGCTGTTCGACACCCGTGCAAAAGACCACTTTGTCTGCGCCGGATGTTACCGCCGTCTCACGAATAACCGCGATTGGAAGTCTTGGGGAGTTGGTTACTGATGTCGGCTACCTTTTCCGCCATTTTGGACGAAGTTCGCGCCGGGAAGCGTACGCTTGCCATGCGAGGACGGTTCTCGACCGACAACACGAACCAAACTATGGCCCGTCAAATCAACCAGTTCTACAAGTTCCGCAAAGACGGAGACCTGAACGACCCGCACGGCGACCACTATTACCTCGATGAAGGCATCTCTGGCACTCGCAAGGGCCGCAATGGCCGCGAGGAATGGCACAGACTCCTTCGCGACGTACGCAAGTCCCGACGAAAGTGGCTGATTTGGGTTTCTGACATGTCTCGTTTTCGCGACTTCGCTGAATTCGTTGCATTTTGGGACGAGTTCCTGCGCGACAACGACCGAGTTGCACTTTACATCGACGACGAAAACAAACTCATCAACTACCGAACTTCCATCAACGAACAAGCGTTCACGATGGTCATGGCGTGGCAAGCCGAGCAATGGGCCGCTACGCAAGCCAAGAAGACTTCTGACGGCATCA